CTATACAGTTAGGAAATGTACTTAAGTATGCTTCTAGAGGTGGATCTACTAAAGCTGGTATCCTTAGTAAGATTAAGAAACTTCTAATTAAATCTAAACCAAGTAAGAGTTCTAATCCTATAAAGGAAGTTAAGAAAGCTAAAAAGTCTCTACAGAATCAGAAAACTCCGAGAATTAAATATGGTTCAAGTTCAATCGAGACTACAGAAAGTTTACAAGGATTAACTAAAAAACACGGAGAAAAACTAAGTCCTATAAAAAAGGCTTATTTAACAAAGAAGCATAAGCTAGAAAAGAAATTCCCACCTCCTAAACATCTAAACTGAAATGAGTAAAGCACCACAGGAAACCCTAGAGAACCTACATTCTCAGGTGGCACGAGAACTCTCTGACAGGATAGCAACAGGAGAGGCATCCAGTGCTGACATAAGTAACGCTATTAAGTTTCTTAAGGATAATGGAGTAGAAGGTCTACCTGTACAGGACTCACCTTTGGGAGACTTAATTAACGTCCTCCCATTCCCTAAGAAAGAAGAACTCAGGAAAGCATCCTCTAGTCCTCTTAATTAATACAAAAGGTACCAGAGGTACCCCTAAGTCCTTTCCTTTCGTTACAGAGAGATCTGAACATCCTCTGAACCATTTTTAAGGTTGACCATAGTGGTAATCTTAAAAAACCCCCCTTAAGTCTTCGCTAGAGATTAAGGGATTCACTAGAAACCTTGCTTATAAATAGGAGGTATAATATGTTACATCTAGCACGTTACTCAACATTCACACCAGCAGACTTTGAGAAAGCTCTCGGAATTACTGTTGGATTCGATTCTGTCTTTGATCGTATCTTCGATGACTACAGTAGAATAAGTAGTACATCAGGATTTCCACCTTATAATATAAAGAAGGAGGATAACGATGAGTACACAATCGAAATAGCTATTGCAGGATTTTCTAAAGAAGACCTTGAAGCAGAACTAAAAGAAGGTATTCTCACAGTTAGATCTAAGACTGATAAAGAAGAAGGTGAGTACCTACACAGAGGAATAGCTAAAAGAGGATTCTCTCGTAGCTTCACACTTTCCGATGGTATGGTGGTTAGTGGAGCAGACCTAGTTAATGGGATGCTTACTATAAGCTTGAAAAAGATTGTCCCAGAGGAAAAGAAACCTCGGTTAATTGAAATAAACTAAAAATGAGGGCATCTCAGTCAGAGTTAATAGAAGACTTCCGAAACTTCCTCTTTGTGGTATGGGAACACTTAGGTCTACCTGAGCCAACTCCTGTTCAGTATGACATAGCTCAGTACCTACAGGATGAAGACGAGAAAAGGATAGTGATTGAAGCATTCCGGGGTGTAGGTAAAAGCTATATCACAAGTGCTTACGCATGTCACCAACTCTTGTTAGATCCTGAAGTTAAAATACTCGTGATCTCAGCTTCTAAGATTAGGGCTGATGACTTTAGTACCTTTACCATGCGGCTCATAACTGAGATGCCGCTGTTGCAACACTTGATGCCAAAAGGTTCCCAGAGGCAATCCAAGATTAGCTTCGATGTGGGGCCAGCTAAAGCATCCCACAGTCCCTCTGTTAAGTCAGCAGGGATCACAGGACAACTAGCAGGTAGCCGTGCTGACATAATCATTGCTGATGATGTGGAGATTCCTAATAACTCCATGACTCAGACCATGAGAGACAAGATTAGTGAGGCAGTTAAAGAGTTTGACGCTATCTTGAAACCCGATGGACGAGTGATATACTTGGGTACTCCACAAACTGAAATGAGTCTCTACGAAACTTTGCCAGAGAGAGGATATAAACCCCTGATTTGGCCTTCTAGGATACCTAAGAACCCTGATAAGTACCAAGATAGACTTGCTCCTATTGTGGTGAATAAGATAAAGGGTGGGGAGGAAGAAGGTACTCCACTTGATCCACTTAGGTTTGACGACCTAGACCTGACTGAAAGAGAACTTAGTTATGGGAGGTCAGGCTTTGCCCTCCAGTTTATGTTAGACACCGCTTTGTCTGATGCAGATAGATACCCTCTTAAACTTGAGGATCTAATGGTCATGGATATAGATAACGATAAGGCTCCAGAGAAGTTGGTGTGGGGAAGATCTAAAGATAAAATAGTTGACATCCCTAATGTGGGACTACCCGGTGACTACTATTACCCTCCTATGCAAATAGTGGGGGATTATGTAAGTTACACAGGTTCAGTACTCGCTATTGACCCTAGTGGAAGAGGTAAAGATGAGACTGCCTATGCTGTAGTTAAGATGCTTAACGGTGTCTTGTATGTCATTGACTTCGGTGGGATCTCAGGTGGGTACTCAAGTCAAACACTACAAGCTTTGAGTGTGATAGCTAGAAAGTACTTGGTCAATCAGGTACTAATTGAATCTAACTTTGGTGACGGGATGTTCATGGAACTCCTGAAACCCACACTCACTAAAATTTATCCCTGTACAATAGAAGAAGTTAGACACAGTACTCAAAAAGAGAAGAGGATAATTGATACACTAGAGCCAGTAATGAATCAACATAGGCTAGTCATTGACCAGAAAGCTCTAGAAAAAGACTATCAGTCAGTACAACACTATCCACCTGAGTTACAAAGTAAATACATGATGGCATATCAGATGACTCGTGTTACAAAGGAAAAAGGTGCGCTGACTCATGACGATAGATTGGATGTCTTGAGTATGGCTGTCAATTATTGGGTGGAACAAATGGCTGCTGATGTCGATATAAAGATACATGAGAGAAAGGATGACTTACTTGATAAAGAGTTGGAAAAGTTCATGGAAAATGCTGTTAACCCTACAAAATACATTAGTGAACCTAAGTTTCCTACATGGAGTAACACCACCTTCTAACAAATATGGACATTATTGGTACAAGTGAGTACATAGTATGTATACTTTAGGTTACTTTTGTGTGTGTAGGTTCCTATTTGTACAGATATGTACTCACTTATGTTAAGTTTGTCAGTAAATAGGTAAAGGTGAGGGTAATAAAAGGGGTACATGTGGACATTTAGGGTAAAAAATGCGAGACCCTTATCGACATGTGCGGGCGGTAGATTACCCCGGTGCCACTTGGGTATACATATTTGAATATTTAAATATTTAAATGGAGTTCCGCTTGTAATATACCAGAGTTTGCATGTGTGTACACATGTATATTTAAATATTCAAATGTCTGCATATGTGTACGCACGGTGGATCGGAGGAAACACTTGTAACATTTGTTAACATTTGTAAATATTTAACATTTGTTCCATTTGTTTACATTTGTATCGCATGCAAATATCGTTCCATTTGTTCCATTATATCTATTTTTTTAGTCCCACTCACTGAGACCGATAGTCTCACTCACTGAGACCAAAAAAAAGTTAAAAAAAGTTAAAAAAAAGCTTGACATGTTGTCAACATATGATAGAATGAAGTTAGTAAGTTAAATAATAACCAATAACAAAGGTCAACATGCATTCAATAATAGAAGAAATAGAGCATGAAGAACTTGATCAAGCCGATCAAATAGCTCTAAAAGATGTTCTCCATGCGTCAACATGGAATGAAGAAGAAAGCGAGCAATTCAAATATTTTATTCAAAATAATGAATAAAAAGCTTGACATGTTGTCAAGTTATGATAGAATGAAGTTAGAGTAAGTAAAAAAGTTCTTCGATAATTAAATCAGTAACACACAAAGGCCTTGCGTAACAAAACGAGGTCTTATGGAAAATCCAATAATTGATACAATAATTGACTACAGTGAAAATGTTGGTTCAATTGAGTATGTTGAAACTATTGTGAAAGTTAGAAATAAAGTACACGAACAAAAACGATTTATTCAGAAAAATAGATTGTTTTTAGGGCGTGAACTTGAAACAAAGTTATGCATATTACTGGCAGAGTTTGAAAGTACATGTAATGATAGTCTTATGAATCTTACTGAAACTAACCATAGTTAATTAACTTTGCGAGGTCTTTGTGTGTTACTGATTAATGAAAGGTAACAATGAAACGCATCATTATAATTGATGGTGTGAGATACAGAGTATTACCTGTTCCAGTAACAAGAGGTCAACTAAAGACTTCAAGTGCATGGAATCAGTCTAAAACTCGTGTTAGACCTTGCCATAATACAAAGGTCTTGAACTCGCACCTAGTAAGGCGCAGTATGTTAAGTTCAGTGCCGTATGGTACAGAACCAGTGCCGAGATATAGTTAAAATTAAACAGGAGAACTGCAACTTTATAGTGTGCAGGTGGAGGCCACTCTTATGAGTAGGTCGGGGTAACAACTTAAGCTAACTAGGCTTTTGTCTGGGTTATGTCTAGTTGGTTCTTTGTAAAACCCAGTAATGTTAACTAGTAATGGAGTATTGAAATGCGTTATATTTCAAATGTTACTGGTCTCTATGGACAACCTTTGCAGAACCATAACTTGCACGTTGGACAGTGGGTACGTGCTGGTAAGAATGGTATAGAAACTGCAAAAGGTGTGTTCATGGGTTCCATTCTGGGCAAGCCTGTATTCGTACAGGATTTTGGGGAGCCTAGACCCATCTTCATGCAACGTATGCATGATACACGCCAATTAGTGAAACTGGCATGCTCATTGTTTGAGAATGCTAAAATTGTTGACTAATAACCGGAGGTAAACACACATGTACAATACGCACAATCCTATGGTGCGTACGTATGCTCAACAAAATGCCAAACATTTAGAACAGGTGATAGCGTTTGTATTCGCAAGTATCCGAGTACAGACGAGTATGTTACCACGTATGATGAAAGAGTTTCGCAAACGTGGTGTCAAATCATCTTGGATTTGGGGCAACAAGAGAACAGGAATTGATTACGTGCGGAAGCATAGGCAAGACCTGTTTGATCGTATGACGAGCATTCTACGTGCTAAGAAGGCTAATTGTGCACATGACTTGATGATGTTGTTCTTAGAGGTTCCGGGTTTGGGGTTACCTAAGTCTGGATTTGTAGTGCAACTTGTGTCTGGTAAGAGTGGTTGTATGGATGTACATAACTTTAGGAAGTATTTACCTGAAGTTGATGCATCTAAGGGTACACCAAACTGGTTGCAGACCAGTGGAAACTCTGACAGTACTAAAAGAATCAAAGCACGTGCATACTTAGACCTTATAGAGTCAAATGGTGGCTCCGCAAAGTTCTGGAATAATTGGTGTGGTCACATAAGTATGTTGTATCCACATCACTTTCCAACACCTCATGATGTGTCAGAAGTACACACATGTATATGGAAGTAGTATTAACTTAACTAATAATAAGGTAATTATGAGTCCTAAATCAATGAGAAAGTATGTTAAGAGTAGGAAGTACAAGCCCGGTAAATTTCGGAATGGGGTGTTCTGCTCATGTCGTCAATGTGAATTAGGAGGTAGAGGAAAGAATTACCGTAACTTTAAACTAAATGGATAGTATGAAGCCAATTACAATATCGTACTACAGCCACTCAAAGGATGAGTACGTACCGATAGATGACATGCACCATGAGCATTTGGTGAATGTTATATACAAATCGGTACTAAAGAGTGGCAGGTACTTAGCAAATTTTAGAGTACGTATCAATGGTACAGGTGCCTTTGATGATGCTACAATGAGTTTAGGGATCAACCCAAGTTTCATGGAACTGGTGGAGACTCTAGGTAGCACTGTGAGCCACTCACAAGAAGATGTGGTTTCTAGCGTTACCTGACATACTAGTGTTCCTCTCTATATTCTGGGGTGGGGTACTAACAGGTGTGATAGCAGTATTCTTAATAGTACTAGTTTATTGTGGAGGTGGTGGTATTATTAGAATACAATTCACAAGTGATGGAGATAACATCAAACACGAGGATTTCTAATGTCAATGTTTTACTGTAGTAGTTGTGATAGGTTAGTAGACTCCGACCTAGCACCAGAGTTTGACTACTGTGAGAGTACAAAGGAGTGGACATGTCAAGGTTGTCTTGAGAATGAAGCTGATGACCAGAGAATTAGGGCTAGAGAATTACGTAGAATACAAGAGTTTAACGATCCAGTAGACAACTGGTCAGGACATAGGTAAAGTAGAGTGTCAAACTGTTCGCTAGTGAAGTTATGATCTAGGAGAGGTTAACCCAGTTTGGAGATATGAGTCTCATCTTCCGTATGGAAGGTTCACTCTACTACTACTAAAGTACATACACCAAAGTAATTTGGTAAGCGATGAGTTGGGTGGGATCAGGCGGTACAAACTCGGAC